CTATAAGAACGTAATCAATCAGGTTTCGAATTATATCTGGTGGGCTAACGATCGTACTTCTGCTCCTTCTGCTACTTCAGAATTGGTTGCTAGTGCTAGCTCTACTTCTCCAGGTAATATTCAGCTTGTTTATGGTTCAGATGGTAGCAGCGAAGAATCAGTATCAATCGGTGTTCTAGCTGAAGGTTACGATTTGTTTGCTAAGGCGGAAGATATTGACATCTCTCTAGTTCTACAGGGTAAGCCAATTGGCGGAACCACTGTTGTTAATGGAGACACTGTTCAGAAGTTCCAGCTAGCAAACTATATCATCAACAATATCTGTGATACAAGAAGAGACTGTGTTGCACTTATTTCTCCAGACAAGAATACTGTTCTTAATAACGTTGGTAGAGAAGCTAATAGCGTTAAGAACTGGAGAGGCGCTCTAACAAGTAGCTCTTATGCAGTTCTAGATTCTGGTTATAAGTATCAGTATGACCGTTACAATGACATCTATCGTTGGATTCCAATGAACGGTGACATTGGTGGTATCTGTGCTCGTACAGACGACACTAACGATGCTTGGTGGTCACCAGCTGGCTTTAATCGTGGTCAGATTAAGAACCTAGTTAAGGTTGCTTTCAATCCAAACAAGGCTGAAAGAGATATCCTCTATAGCAACGGTGTCAACCCAGTTGTTACTTTCCCAGGTCAGGGAACAGTTCTATATGGTGATAAAACTCTACAGGCTAAGTCTTCGGCGTTTGATCGTATCAATGTTCGTAGATTGTTTATTGTTCTTGAAAAGGCAATTTCGACAGCTGCTAAGTATTCTCTGTTCGAGTTCAACGATGCATTCACTAGAGCTCAGTTCAGAAACTTAGTAACGCCATATCTAAGAACTATTCAAGGTCGTCGTGGTATTACTGACTTCAAGGTTGTCTGTGATGATACTAATAATACTGCACAGATTATCGATACGAATCAGTTCGTTGGCGATATCTACATTAAACCTGCGAGATCAATTAACTTTATCCAGCTTAACTTTATTGCTGTTCCTTCTGGAGTACAGTTCACCGAAGTTGTTGGTAAGTTTTAATAAATAGATTAAACTCAAAGGAGTACGTAGATGCCTTTTAATATTAATACTTTTAAGCAAGCTGGTCTGGTATACGGTGGTGCCAGACCATCCCTCTTCGAAGTTATTCTAACAGTACCACCAACAGTAGATACAGCATTCGCTTCTCAGAAGTTTACTTTTACTTGTAGAGCAGCTGAATTGCCAGAATCAACTATCAGTTCTATCGAAGTTCCTTACTTTGGTAGAAAGATTAAGGTTGCTGGTGAAAGAACATTTGCTGATTGGTCAGTAACAGTCATGAACGATGAAGACTTCTCAGTTCGTGCAATGTTCGAAGCATGGTCGAATGCTATCAACCGTATGATCGCTAACGTCCGTGACCCAATTCTTTCGGCTGAAGGTTATAAGGGTCTAGTTGATGTTATTCAGTACGGCAAGGCTGGTGAAGTCCTTCGTTCTTATCAGCTAGTTGGTGCTTTCCCAACTCAGGTTAGTGGTATTACACTAGGTTGGGATTCTGCTAATGCTGTTGAAGAGTTTACTGTTAACTTTGCTTACGATTATTGGACTCCACTCGTTGAAGTTTCCGATAAGAGTGGTGGAGCAGTAGTGTATGGTCCTTTGACCAACATCGGATCTATCTAATAAATACTTTATATTGATGGAGAGGGGAGGTATTCTCCCCTCGTATTGGAGAATTAAATGGCAGAATTATTCGGCTTCGAACTCAGAAAAAAACGTCCAGAACCAGATTTACCATCGTTTGCTCCGCCAAAGGATTCAGATGATGGAGCAGTCGTAGTCTCGGCTGGTGGTTCGTTTGGCACCTACGTTGATCTTGATGGTACAGTACGTTCAGAAGCGGAACTAGTAACCAAGTATCGTGAAATGTCATTGCAGCCAGAGTGTGATGCTGCAGTCGACGAAATTGTTAATGAATCTATTTCTATTGACGAAGAACATATCGTTCAAATCAATCTAGAAGAATTAAAAGTCGCTGAAAATATTAAAAGAATTATTCGTGATGAATTCCAATATTGTCTAAACCTTCTTGAGTTTAATAAATTTGCTTATGAGATATATCGTCGTTGGTATATCGATGGTAGATTATACTATCATTTGATTATCGACGATAAAAATCCAGTTGCTGGTATTAAAGAATTAAGATACGTTGACCCTCGTAAGATTCGTAAGGTCAGAGAAGTTCAAAAGAAAAGAGTTCAAGCCGCCACCGCCGATGGTGCAGTAATTAATAAGACAGTAAACGAATATTTTATTTTCAACGACAAAGGTTTTAACTTTGGTAACAAAGCAGTTGGTCCATCTACTACAGGACTAAAGATTGCCAAAGACTCAGTTCTACACGTTGTGTCAGGTCTAACAGATAATCAAGGCACAATGGTTCTTTCTTATCTCCATAAGGCGATTAAACCACTCAATCAATTGCGCACCTTGGAAGACGCATTGGTGATTTATCGCCTTGCTCGTGCACCCGAACGTCGTATTTGGTATATTGACGTTGGTAATCTGCCTAAGATGAAAGCAGAACAATACGTTCGAGACATTATGGTAAAGCATAAGAACCGTTTAATTTACGACGCTCAGACTGGCGACATTCGTGACGATCGTAAGTTCATGGCAATGCTTGAAGACTATTGGCTACCACGCCGTGAAGGTGGTAGAGGTACGGAGGTTACTACCCTACCAGGTGGCCAGACACTGGGGCAAATGGACGACGTCCTATACTTCCAAAAGAAGTTTCTACAGGCGCTTAATGTTCCAGTGTCAAGACTTAATTCAGATGCTCTATTCTCAGTTGGTAGAGCAACAGAAATTACACGTGACGAATTAAAGTTCAACAAATTCTGTATTAGATTAAGAGGAAGATTCTCTCAGCTATTTACTGAATTGTTGAAGAAGCAATTAATTCTAAAGGGTGTTACCACTCTTGAGGATTGGGCTTTAATTAAAGACGATATTCGTTACGATTTTGCCAAGGATAACTACTTCACAGAATTGAAAGAAGCTGAAATTCTCGAAGGTAGAATCAATCAGGCAAGAAACATCCAAGACATGGTTGGCAAATATTACTCTCACGAATGGGTTCGTAAGAATGTTCTTCATCAGTCGGATGATGACATTACCGATAACGATAAGGCGATCCAAATCGAGAATAATGCAGCCAATCAGGGTGATTCTAGATGGATTAACCCAGCTGTTGTTAACAATGAAATGTTACTACAACAACAGCAAATGCAAGAACAACAAATACAAATGGCTGATGCACAACAGCAACAATTAACTGCAGGAACAGAAGGTTCTTTGGGCGGCGACCCCGAAACGGCTCAGAAAATGGAGCAAGTTAGGAACGCCCAGATTATTGTTGACCAGATGAAGAAGATGCCAAAGGCTAACAGAACCATGGCTGATGAAGCTAAGTATAAAGCAGCTGTTCAAATCATAGCTAAAAATCCAGATTTAGTAAGCAGAGCCCAAGCTGGTGGCGCTCCACAACCAACACAACAGTAAGGTGATATGATGTCTGAAGAGAATAAATATACATTAGATGATATGCTTAATTCTGCTGCAATGCAGGAACCGTTAGAGTTTCAACAAGCGTTCAATGATCAAATACTTGATCGTATTAGAACAGCTGTAGAAAATAAGAAAGTCGAAATCGCTCAGCAATTATACAATTATGAGCCTGAAACCGCTGACATAGAACAAGATCAAGAAAGCCCAGAGGAAGAGGATCATGGCGAAGAGTCTTAAAGATATTCTTGCTGGAAGTAAATCCAGCAAAACAGTCACACCAGATCTAAAAGATCTTGCTATGTCACCTGAGGGAAACAAAGGCGAGTTAGATTTTGCTGCTAAGCACAAGATCGAAAAACATGCAGATCGTGCTGGAAATGACGACAAAGTCTATACTGGCGGAACCAGTAAGACTACAAAATATAAATTCCAGAAAGATGGAGTTTATGAAGAAACCCTAGAAGAACTCGATGAGAAATACATGGGTTTCGAGAAGACCAAGCAGGCATTAGCATCTAAAGGTGCTAAGGATCCTGCAGCACTTGCCGCTTGGATTGGTCGTAAAAAATATGGCAAGGGTAAGTTTCAAGCAGCCGCCGCTAAAGGTAAAAAGCTAGGCGAAGAAGCTGGATGTAATCATTCGGGTAAAGGCGTTCGTTGCGAAATGCATGGTGAGGATGATTGTTCTGGAGCAGAGCCAAAAGATATGCCAAAGAAAGGACAGAAAGTCCTTATGGATAAAAAGGTAAAAGAAGAAGTAGAAAATATTTCTGAAATGCCTTCTCAATATCGTACTAATTTTGGAATGGGCGCAAAAAGAGGTTGGGCTTCTTCAAAGGCGAGTAAAGTTACTTTCCAGAACCCACATCCACTACCAAAGGGCGGACCTTCGAAAGCTAGTGTGAGAGCAGAAACAGAAAAACTTTCTGCTGGCGTTCAAGTAAAAAAGTTACCAGCTGGTAAAGCAAAAGGTCTTAAAGAAGAAGAACTACAGGAAGTCGCTCCACCAAATCCAAAAATTGAAAAATGGATTAAGGCAAACAAAGAACGCTTCATGAAAGAATATGGTCCAGAAAAGGGTAAACAAGTTCTTTATGCCAAGGCATGGAAGATGCATGGACAATCAGAATCAGGTGGCGCAACTAACACAGATTATACTGGCGGAACATTAGGTTCTACTGGTAGATTAGACGTAGGAACATTATAATGTTTATCAAATTAAAAGGTGCAGAAGTATCAATCGCATCAGCAAACGACGTTGGAGCAGCAACTATTGTTAGAGTTGTAAATACTGGAGCAGCTGCTGTTCTTAATCTTGCTTATGCTAATTCTACAGTTTATGCCAACTGTACTGTATCTAATACAGAGTCAGTTGTAATAGCCAAAGGGCCAACAGATTTACTAACAGGAGCAAACATGAAAGCCGCTCCAGTAGAATACAGAGGATAAAGATGAAACTCATCGCCGAATTAAACGAAGATACTCAGTACATTACTGAGAGATCTGAAGACGGTAAGAAACACCACTATATTGCTGGTCGTTTCATGACTGCCGAAGAAAAGAATAAGAACGGTAGAATGTATAAGAAAGACATTCTTGAGAATGAAGTATCAAGATATATCCGTGAAGTTGTTAATGCCAAAAGAGCTTTCGGCGAACTTAATCATCCTGCTGGTCCAACAATTAATCTAGACCGTGTATCGCATATCATCACAGAACTAAAATGGGATGGTAACTTTGTGAACGGTAAAGCCAAGATTACTTCAACTCCAATGGGCGAAATTGCTAGAGGTCTCCTAGAATCAGGTGGACAACTTGGTGTTTCAACACGTGGTATGGGTTCTTTGAAAGAACAAAACGGTGTTATGGTTGTTCAGTCAGATTTTAAACTTTCCACAGTTGACATTGTTTCCGACCCAAGTGGTCCTGGATGCTTCGTAAACGGTATTATGGAAAACGTTGAATGGATTTACGATTCAGTTCATGGCACTTGGCACGAAGAAAAACTTCACGAAACAAAGAAGCACATTCATACGCTGTCAAAGGCACAGTTAGAAGAACAGAAACTTGCTATATTCGAAGCATATTTGACTTCTCTAACATTAAAATCGTAATAATTATAAATACATTAAATTTCACTAATAGGAGACTATTTCAATGGCAAACGAAGAATTCGATCTTGAGAATCTAAACGCTCTTGAAGAAGCCAAAGTAAAAGGCAAGAAGCGTGAAGAGGAAGAAGAGGAAGATG